ATTGCCTTTAAACAAGTAATAATTATCTAATTTCTTCTTGATAGAGGTATGATTCATATATTCATACCAGGGTTGGAAGGAAGTATCTGTCACTCCACCCAAAGCCCAATTATAAGAATATATCTCAACCGGTCGACGTAAAAACTTATTCAATTCTGCATTATTTGATACGTATGTTGAATCTGTGCGTACAGATTGTGGTAAGTCCATTGCTTCACCAGATATATTATCATCGAAAGCTACATTGATCTCCTCTGTAGAAATAGTTTCTGAAGAGGAAGATTCCTGTATCAATCCAGATTGTAATCGAAATGAAGTGTGAGGAGGAAGCAAATCCAATATTTCCCCCTCGGGTTTGATGATTATTGTTGATCCATCATCCGGGATCTCAAAAGGTTGTTGACCGAGTCGTTTATAATAATGTGGGTTGACTCAAACATCACACTACCAACCCCTAACTATTTGAGCTCTGCCTACAAATCTATTAAAATTTGCGATACTAACTCTACGCTAAATAACGTATTCGGGACACGCCCAGGTCAGATAATTATATGCTCCACGCTTTTCAAACTTTAAGTTAAGAGTATTAATTTGTAAGAAACAGTAACTAGCATATAATACTACTATTTGGTTTAATGGACCTCGTAGTGAAGGCCCAGTGCCCAGCCTAAGCTGAACTAATGTTGAGGATTAATGATCCTGATTGTAAATTAAAAGAATGAGCAGGTAATCGAGCTAAGACTCGCTCAGAAGCATCATTGTAGCGCTCCACGAGCATATCATAAGTTGGTAATACCGTTGTATTGATACCGTGTTGTAATTCTAAGCTAAGTAGCATATCAACAAACATAGCACGCTTTTCTTCGAAGATATAACGTCCATGAAAGAAATACTCGCGGATAGCAGCAGAAATAACGTCCAGTGCTTGTACCTCCGGGGAAACAGAGTCTGAAGCTACCCATGTAGTCAGCATCTTGTTTATTGAATCTAGAGATAATGGAGCAACTATAGCTCCCAAATCTTTATCATAGACGTATGATCTTTTTAAAAAATC